TGTTTTTAAATTCTTGCAGAATCATAATCAATCGTTCCAATAGGGGGTCTGAGTTAGGATAATTCGTTTAAGAGTTCTTGTTGGGTTGTTTCTAGTACTACCAGATGACCAAAATACTTGTCAAAGGTCTTGACCAAGTGCGTATAATCACCACTAGTCATCTCTGCTGTAATTTGGGAAACCTTCTTACGTTCCCAATGTGCATATTTTTTTGCAGCTGCGAGTAACCTAAATGCGTTGCCGTCTGGGCCGTCTAGGTCAATTACAATCTCACTGGCAGGCGTTCTTTCACGAATCATTATCTATTACCTTTCTACTTCATCAATCGGTACACAATTGCACCATCATCCGTTTGTTCGACTCGCAACATGTCTCCAACTTCAAAACCAAGAGACTCCAAAGTGAGTTCTTTGTCTTGTTCTAGACTTCCTTCTGGAAGTTGTCTAAAATTGTAGTCCAAATACATCATTGGTCTGAACTGTCTTTCTGCTTTCGTATCCATAATTATATACCTTGTTACCAGTTAAAGGGAATTTATAAGAATCCCCTAATATATAGTTGTTTACTGTGGTGTGCCAAATTCAGAGAAGTTCGGGGTATTGAATTCCCACGATACTGTCACTGAATTGCCTTTCAGTGTATTCCAGAAAGATTCTGGCAATACTTGCAAACCTTTTGATGCGCGGTCTGTACAATACTCTTTATAAGTTGCAAATTCTACTGCAATCATTTTTTAGTCCTTTATCAATTTATGTATACATGATCGCACATAATAGGCCCAATGTCAAGCAGTATTTTCACTAAGCTTAGTTAATCCCATAAGTTTTCGTAGTACTTTCCAAACAGTTTGAAACCTTTTGTCATACGTTTTTGATGTGCAGCTCTGCCTTCGGGGTCTTCCCATACAAGTTTAATGCCCGAAAGACTGATTTGATTGTCAGGGTCTTTGTCTTCTTCCAATCCTAGTTCTCTGTACTCATAATAGTCGCCTTCCCAATTGTCTCGCAATTTTTGTTCAAACGCCCATATCATTTCGTCCATAATGTCATCCCACTTCTTTTCAGTGAGTCCACTTGGATAACCGTGATTAGTAGCCTTGAGTTGTACTAGCATAGGATGTATAACATGTGCAAGAGTAGAGTCCATACTCCAAGTGTCCCACTTGTCAATGCGTACTTTAATCTTTTGTGTACGTCTGTCTAACCATAGCCAGTTAAACATATTGTACACGCTCTGTACTCCGTCTTCAATAGATTCTAGTACAGAGTCTTCATGTGATTGATTGCTTGGCCAGTCGAAGCCATACTTCTTTCTCATATGTCGAGTATGTATATTGCACGTTAGTCTATTTGGATAATTGCCTACTTTTATTTTCATTTAAGTATTGTCACCATCAAAGTATTTTACCTTACTCTTATCAAAAGTCTTTCTCTTCTCGACAAAGTACTCCTTCAAAGCTCCCCCATCTTCCCACAACAAAGGAAGATGCCGACCACGGCGTTGCTCTTCCTTGATATGCGTTCCGATATAAAGTGCTATCAGACCTAAACTAAGTAATGCACTTCCTATCACCCAAGTAACTATAGTAACAAGCATGTTAACTAGCCTCAGACTCTTTCACTACTAAATCGTCAGGCGAATCACCATCACTATCAAGAACAACACTATCATTCCCACTTCCCACGACATCTTGACCTCCAATATCTACAATTTCATCCGACCTAACAACACTCTCAGGGGATACGACCTCACCAGTTGAATCATTGGTGGTCTCGACGCTGAAGTTGGGCATGCTCTTGGCCATCTTTCTTGCAAGTTTCATTTTACGCATCAGACTGAGTTTCATGTCAGATTCTTTGATACGCATTAAGTTAGTTTGAGCAGTTCGCTTGAGTTGCTTGGCGCGGCGCTTTCGTTGCAACGCCAGATTCTGTTTCATTTTCTTCATGAGGGTACTCCTGCAAATATGTCCCTAAAGCCAGGATTAGATTTAGGGGTTTCTGATTTAGTTTTAGTTTTAGTTTTTATTGATGCAGCTGCGCGTCTGTCACGCACCTTTGCGTTCTTTTTATCCCTTATCTCGTCGTTTTCACCAACGAACCATTCTTTCAACACAAACTCTTTCAGAGCCTTGGTCTCCATATCAGATTCATTCTTCAAAACTTGGATTTGGGACAATTTAACTAACGTAGTTTCTTGATTGTGAATACTAGGGTCTTTCAGTTTAAACCGATACCCTAGTTCATCATCAAAATACACCCACTGTTTGCGATACAATTCGCAATACATCATACAACATCTCCATCAATTTATACAGGTATTATACCACACCACTATACTAGTGTCAAGCTCTAATGTAGAATCGTATCAGGTGGTGGGGTCTCATCAACAGCAGTCGGATTTATAGTCTTGATTTTGTGTCGATTGTCGTATATCGTCTGACACATACGTTCATATTCCTCTTCATTGAGAGTTGTGCGATACATAGTCATTGCTAATGCATTCATAATCGCCCCGACTTCCAATGGTGACCGCTGATGTACCTCTAGAAAGGTCATCGACATTGACAGATATATCGAATATATACTCTCCATTGTCAATTCTTCTCCAGATTCTTCACTCATTCGTCATGTTCCTCGCTCATCGTAAATGGAGTTACTGAAACAGTGTCCATCAACGCCTCAATATCTTCCATTTCGCCAGCGACTTCACTCAGATTCTGTTTATGATAAATCCGTGACATCTTTCGAATGATTTTTTTGGGGATATCGACTTCTTCCGACAAGTGTTCGATTGCTTCCTTAACGAAGTCTCGTTCACCTTCAGTTCGCGTATAGGAGTTACTAATCTCTTCAAGACAATCACGAACTTTTTTGTGGTCTTCTGGGTTAGAAGGGATGATAATATTACTCATAGTTTTTCGCCTTATTTAATGATAAATTATTGGGCCCGTTCTTCATCGTCTTTGACTCAAAGGTCAGCGATGTGTGGTGGAACCCATACCAATAGTTCAATTAAAATGATAACGCAACTTCTAGAGATACGTCATCACTGTCAAATTCTGAGGGGCCCGTTCTGTTACTAAGTGGAACCCATACTCTCTGGTGACTGATATATTAAACTATATCAATGATATATTAAAATATAGTAAACTATATCAGTCACCGTCTAACTACTATGCACCACGAAGGGCAGCATGACCAGCAGCAACTACTGCGCGAGTTGGTGTACCAATCATGTACTTCATGTAGGCATTACCATCAAACGAAGATGTGCGTTTGTTTAGATAGATTGAGTAACCCTCTGACCGAAGTTTACTGATTACAGCACGAACATTCTTGACACCATAACGGGCAGAAATTTGCTTTGCAGTCAGTTCTGCACCTTCAAGTAGTGCATTAACAACTTTAGTAGTTTGAGTTTGAGTTTTAGTAGTCATATAGTCTCCATTAGACAATTATTTAAATCGTTCCCCATTGTGGGGAACTTCAGTTGGGTGAGTCCGTTCTGTTTCCAAGTGGAACTCATACTCAGTAAAATTATGCCGCTAGGGCAAAATCTACAGGTGCAAAGTTATCGTTTGCGTTTAGTTTAGTTCTTGCGTTTACGGTAGCTTGCTAACCGATTCTCCACTTATCTGCCCTGTCAGTCGATTCCTAATTCACCCCCATCAAAAATACACTACTTGCAGTATCTTCCTCTGCGTAACCTCCAATTGGAAGTAACTTAGTTTGTTCGTAGCTTTGCCACTTCTAGTTCAAAGTAGTGTACTTATGGTGGAGGTGGAGGGATTCGCACCCTCGTCCTGTCCAGTATCAATTCGCTTCAACGAATACTATTATTTATCTCCTATTGGTATTATTACTACCAGTTTAATGATAAATTTAAACCTTCTTTTATCACATGTTGCGAAATTACCATCAACATTAGATATAGATCATGACATACTTTGGTAAGAATGTCAAGCATTATTTTCAATATCCGACGATTCTCTTGTAAAACATTCAACATCGGCTGTGGTCTCTATCACTACTCTCGCACCACACCCTAGTATTGGTTTCTCGCCACCGTCATATCTTACTTTAGATGTTCCCTTAATCTCAACTTCATGGCAATATGTGTTAGTTTTGCCACGTTTAACAGTAATAACAGGGTCATCTTTGCCGTGTTTTTTATTTGAACGTATGACATGTTGATTTACATGTATATAAGTCTTCATAAGGTCTTATCCAATATTGTACCAACATCGACTCTTTCCATATTCCTAGTACCATCTGCGTTATATGATAATATCGCAAGTTTTCTATTGAATCGACGCAAGTTTTCTACCTTCAGATACAGTGCATGACCGTGACCATAATCTTGGGCCTTTCGGATTTGCTGTTGTTCTGCAATCTGATTTTGTTGTGTTTGCCATCTTTGCATTGACACACCGCTCTGTGCGGATATTGCAGTGATTGGATTCATTTTACTCTCTTTAATTTGGCCTGCCCTAAAGGATTCGAACCTTTGACCCACAGCTTAGAAGGCTGTTGCTCTATCCAACTGAGCTAAGGGCAGATTTAACTGGTTCTACTGTCGCGGTCTCGCATTTTCCGCAACAATCAGGCGTTCCGCATTTATCATGCAATATTGGAACGTCTTCGAATTCCGTATTTAAAACTTTCCTTGAAGGTCTGTTAGTCTCTCTTGGATTTCCCACACCGGCCCCTTTTCCTGTACTGGAGTTTTTCCAGATAAAGATATTAGTTTCTTGATAATACCACAGACTTCGGAGATGTCCAAAAATCCCTTTATATTTTGGTCTTCTTCAGTAATGCCGGGCATTGTCAATGGTTCTCCCCAGATATTAAACGCACCTATCTCAAGAAGCCCATCTTTATGACCATACCCATCATTAATTATACTTAGTAGATACAAACTACCGAAACTCAGAACGAGATGTTTACCACCGGCAATCAGGGGATATTCTTTAGGGACGCCTTCCCATTCAAAATGCTCCAAGTTCAAATGTAATTCTATTTTCATAGACTTCCTATGCGGCAAATATATATGGTTTGTTCCACTTACCTATATTAATGTTGATGTACCATCCAACGTCGAAATAATCACTCTGGATATCAGAGTTATCATGATTTCCTGTCATCATAGCAGACTTCAGTTCTTTTAAGAATTTTTGAGCAATTCCTGTATAATGTTCTTCAATCCAGTAAGTATTTACTTGACTTTCCCCTTCATTGAATTTTATGGGGCCTTCCTTCAAGTTCACTTCCAGTGACGAATGGTGCTGGACACCAATAGTACCCTTCATACCATACTTTTTCAGTACAGACTTGATTGCAGGGGCAAGTGTCTTTTTTCGTTCTTGACTCATATATGCCATAATCTAAACTTCCTTCTCAATTCATCAACATTACACATAGATCATGACACACTTTCGCAGTAATGTCAAGCACTATTTTGATTATTTAATCCACCATCGCAATTACTTCGGATTTGATTGCCTCAATGACAGCGCGGTTGATAGCATCGCGGTCTACAGTTTCCACAACTACCGTGGGTTCTTTCACTTCAGATAAATTTTGTGAAGTATAAGTGGTAGGTTCAGTAAATGCAGCAATCCAGATGATGCCAAACATTATAATACCAAGAGACAATGACGCATACTGCATCCTTACAATCCAGCTGGTTTTAAATGAATTCCGATTCCGTTGACCGTTTCCGTGTAGTCGGTACGCATATCGGACTCCATGATATATTGGTTAGAACCGTTTTCCCAAGTCACATCAACTTCAGTACCTTGAGGGTACATAGATATTGCTGTAACTACACCTTGCCATTCGGGGAGTCCAGCACCCCAAACTCCGATAACTTCTGTTCCGCATTCTACAGTCATAATATATTTCCTTTTCTCAGTTTATGTATACATTATCGCACATAACTACAGAAATGTCAAGCTTTATTTTCACTTTTTTCCAAATTAATCATGATTAGACCCCGCCACCAGTTATTGTTACTGGTTGTGCCTCGAAATTGAACCTAAAGTAGTTAAGAACGGTTCCGGCACTGCACCTCACGATTCGCATTGACCGCGAACCGTCTAATCTTGCCCTATATTCACCCACTATTTAATCGTTTAATACTTACTTGGTCGGGGATACAGGATTCGAACCTATGACCCTCTGCTCCCAAAGCAGATGCGCTACCAGACTGCGCCAATCCCCGACATATCACCCAGCCAATCCTATCTGGTGTCCTTCCTCAGTCATTCCCATCGCGGCAAGCAATGACTCAGTTTCATCAAGAAACACTTTGTGGAAGCTTTTATCGTACATTCCAATGGACTGTTCGTTATGAGACATATCCATCATTTTGATGATTTTTACCCACTTTGGCGCGGCACTCAGTCTCAGTTCACACAGAACCTTTCTCTGTTTCCTGTTTCCGACAAAATTTGGAGTCTTGGTCAGATACCACACACCTTTAGCAACCTCATCACCAAACCTCGTCACAATGTCTTCAATCGTAACATCAGTGTCTTCAACAGTATCGTGCAGAAGTGCAACCGTCATAGCAGTCAGAATTTCTTCTTCACTAAAACCGCCAACCTTGTCCATATACTCTTCAACCAAATCTGCAACAGCAACTGGATGAGAAAAATAGTCCTCGCCAGTATATTTCCGAAACTGTCCGTCATGTGCGCTCTCGCCCCATATGAGTGCATCAGAGAAACGTTGAACATAGTCTTCCGGCACATCAAAAATGGCTGATATTTTAGTCTCGTTCATTATATTCTCCACAGTACAAATAGATCATGACACACATCCAAGAGAATGTCAAGCAGTATTTAATTTAACTGTCCAAAACTTACTAACAAATGTGTCACCACATTCATCAATTTCTGATTGTGGGTAACCTTCTGTTACTAACCACTCAAATAACTTAAAGTCAGGTTTTAGACCATAATCAAACTTACTGCCGTAGTAAATTGTTCCTGCTTCGGGTACTGGTTTTGGAAACCCATACCTATGTCCATTTGGTGGATCTATCATTAAAATCCTATTCATTTTGACATCCTAGATATGTCTGTTGCCTGTTCGGAACTTGATACTGGGACTGCATTGGATTTATGCATGGTCGCAATACCTATGATAAGGCTTCCAGTATATACGTTTGTTTCCTTTTTATGCGTGTTTCCAATCATCTCGCCACGACTTGGATACTTTTTTCTATGAGCATCCATCTGACTACCAAGGTCTTCAGATGGATTATACAATTCTTTTTTGATTTTTCCGATTGGTTTTGCAACTTTCAGAGATTTTGTCTTTCTCTTTCTGCCATGCATATCATATCGCAAAGACCCGACACAATTGATTGTACCCATACCTATACTACGCAGCCTCCATCATAGAGTATGGAACACTTACACTAGTCATACCACGCGAACCGTAGTTCATCTGGACAATCGCTTTCTTTGCGTTCATCTTCGTGATGACGGCTGGTGTTGATTTTGTCTTTTGGACAACCATCACACTCTGACCAACAGAGAACGTGGCAGTCGCAGAAACCGTCTTAATTGAATTTGCCAACTGAATGATATGCGACAACTCATCTTGAGTCATCTTCAACATCAGGTTTTTCACAGCAGTAACTTCTTTCGTAGTTTGGTAACTCATAATATATTTCCTTTTCTCAGTTTATGTATACATTATCGCACATATTGGAGCGAATGTCAAGCTTTATTTTAGAATTGGGTGAATAAACCCCTTGGTGCTGTAATACTGTATTAGTATACAGCGCACAACAGCAACACTTGAGTTGTGGATAGCAGAAAGGTTAGTGAGGTTTAAGTCACTATTGTTTAGGTGGATGTTTAACAGTTCGGTATTGGACATAATCACTTCCTTTCTCTAGTTTATGTACATATGATCTCACACATTGGAGCGAATGTCAAGCATTATTTTGCAAATTTGGTCTTTTTTACACTTATTATTCACTATTACTACTATTGTATGAGTTATCCACGTTGGCAGTGGGATATTACTACTATAGTATGAGTTAGTTGACGCCAAAGAGGTCGCGTTGCCATGGCTCTGGGGGATTGACCTCTGCCTGCAAATCCGATTCTTTAACGAATATTCCGTCAACCATCATCCCCTTTCGGTCTTTGATGTCATTATATGCAACCTGTAGACAATGTTCCATAGACAATCCATTGCGTTCCATGATATTAATCATTACTACAAGCATATCACCCAAATCATCAGAGATGTCTTTACCCTTACATACATTATCAGACAATTCACCCAACTCTTGCATCAACTTTAATGTCTGGTCTTTATCAGTAGAACCTTCTATGAGGTTTCTATCGTGATGCCACTGTTTAATCAATTCAACATAATTTAATTTCATTCTATTTTATTCCTAACTTTTTTAATTGTGAGATTGTTTTGGCAGCTGAAGTGTGTCGAATACCGATACCACCAGCAGCTTCCCATTCTTTGATGTTTTTAATGTGGTCATCAATCAATATATTGGGAACTCCGTTTGCAGTCGCCAATTTTTGTTTCTCTTCTCTTCTTACCAGATTGATGTTCGATGCAGGCGTACCAAGATTTTTACCAATCCAGAATGTCTTGCCACGGCGACAGTTCTTATCCCATGATGCATATGCAGACAAAATATGGGGAACTCTATTGTTCTTAACATGTTTCCACATACCTTTTGCGCC